TAAAAAGATTAGTGTTAGCATTTTTCTCAGACTCCAGTTTAGCTATGAGAAGTTCAGCGTAGTGGATAACCTTCTTGAGGTCTTCGATGCCACCCTTCTGTTTGTAGCGACAAGTATACTTGATGATTGACCCCTCACAGAACCCTAGTTGGTTAGCTAGGATAAACTCTACAGGCTGAATCTTAAGTGTCTTGTAGTGTGAGCCACCTACTTGCTGGTCAAAGGGGTTGTAAGCTACTTCTTCTTCAGTCATTAGATTCCTTCCTCATAAAAAGCAATAAGCCACTGCTTACAGATATCACTTCGTACCACATCGTCAATACCAAACTCAATGATAGCTGCATCAATGTTGTACTTCTTTGCTAGATGGATAGCCTTGGATAGTCCAGACTGTTCCTTGATATCAGACTGACGGATATCCCCGTTCATAACCAGAGTACAGTTCTCACCAATACGAGTAGTGAGCATCTTGAACTGAGCCACATCAAGGTTCTGACACTCATCAGCTAGGACAAAGGCATTGTTGAATGATGAACCCCTCATGTACTCTAGTGGAGCCATGACGATGTTACCGTTCTTGATACCAGTCTCAAAGGCACCAGCCCCCAATTGCTCCTCTAGGACACTCAGGACAGGCGAGAGCCAAGGACCGTACTTCTCTTCCATTGTACCGGGAAGGGCACCCAGCGACTTCCCTACGCTCACAGCGGGGCGTGTAATGATGATCTTGTTGATCCTACGATTAGCGTAGAGGTTAGCTGCATATGTAGCTGCAACAAACGTCTTGCCTGTACCACTAGGACCAAGGACGATCAACTGAGTGTTCTTCTTGAGTGCTTCCAGATAGAGCCTCTGGTTCTCATTAAGAGGGACTAGGTTTACAGTCTTGGTTGCAGCCTCTTCTTCAGCACCCTTGAACTTAGTTGCACGCTTACCACGAGGCTTCTCAGGGGTCATTGGACTTCTACCACAACAGCACCCTTATCCAGTTCAGTAAGTACATAGCCCATCATAAACTCTAGGTCCTCAATCTTTTCAGACTGTTTGTACCAAAGGTAGCCAATAGCCACAAGCCCAACGATTTGAATGATATCGAAGATCATAGTCTTTTCTTTCTTTGTTGTAGAAAAGAGCAGTTTACCTTCATGCTCAGGAAGCCCTATCGGTATTGAGGTGTCCTAAGACATAGCCCTGACAGGGGTTAGGTAAGGTCTACCATCTCGCAGCTACCACCAACAATCTTCTTGCAAAGAAATAGGAAGTATTCTTGGCTGTAGTGCCTCTTCATCATATTTATGTCTTTATGAAGCCATTGGACATTTCCTTCAACGTAACCTTTGCTGCTATCAATCCTGTCCAAGGAAGCTGTCTTTCCTTTTGTGGTTATCGGAAGACCACTAAGTTTACACTGGTACCCTTGCGCTTCAAGTAAGTCCCCAATATACTCAAGTGTTAAATCAAACTCAAGAGCTTTCCTTCCTTTTTCACCATTAGCACCTCGCTTTAAGGAGTTCCAGTAGGTTTTTCCTACTCCCTTATAGCCTTGATAATTTGCACTAACCCTAACGGTCTTACAACCACAGTGAGATGTGTGACCTTGGATTAAGTGTGTACCAAGGACAGTCTTAGCTGCACCACAAGAACAAAAGACAGAGTACCTGTAGTGACCGTTTCTGGATACTTCAGAGACCCCTACAACGTAGAGGTCCCCAAAAGTTTGACCTGTTAGGTCTTTCTTCATCACACCAAGTCTACCATATCGCAGCTACCGCCAACGCAAGCAAATGTGCTAGTGCCTTTAGAGGTATCTTCTTTCTCATAGTCACTCAGCTTAGACCAGTCAATCCGTGCAGGCATCAAGGAGAGCGCATCATTGTACTCACGCTCACTGCACTCTTGATAGGGTGCTTGTTGGTAGGTGTGATCGCTGTGTGGCAAGAAAGATACACCAGACACCTCATCAAAGTACTTGAAGACCCAAGCACCTACTTCCATCCACTCATGGTCCCGTACAGTCACAGTCACAGATGGCTTATGCTCACACCAATGACGCTGATATGTAAGCCACATCTCAAGTTGTTCAAGGGCAGTCATATCGTTTCTTGTTACAGCCCCTACAGGAGACTTCTGTGGGAAGCTGAAGACAGTAGTAGCATCAGGCTTCATTACATCAGGTTCACTAGGGATACCTTGATCCTTCATAAACTGTGTCAGGGGGTCCTTATTGTCACCTCTAACAGTCCGAATGTAATAGGGAGAATGACGAGCGTGAATGCCAGAAGCACTGTCAACAAGTTGAGATACCGTGCCGGAAGGTTTGACACAAGTGATAGCAACAGATGGATTGATACCAAGTTTAGCAGCCCATTCAGCGTTAGTAGCCACAGCAACATTCTTCAAGTACTCCAAGATATTAGACAGACCATACTGTTCATTGAGTAGCGGACTAGTCCCGTTTAGGAGTGGATGATCCATGATACCAGTCAACGATACACCAAGCAACCGCTCTTCTTCTGTGTTGTCCTTCCATACCTTACGGAGATATGGGAAGTGTGTCAAGGTAGATTGGATAGTACCAAGGATTGCAGCAATACGAACCTTACGCTCAAGGTCTTCTAGAGTATCTGTGGCACGAACTACAACCTCTGACAGGTTACAGAACTGGTAAGGACGAAGGATAATCTCCGAGCAAGGATTAGTACCGAACTCGTAGTTAGGATCACGACGACCATTCTTGATAGCTTGCTTCTTACTAGCTGGACGAGAGAAGACACCACGCTCACCTGACTTACTCTGGACTAGAGACAGCCATTCCCGCATGAAGGTTTCCATGTCAGGCTTCTCAGTGTAAGCTACCGAGTTGTTAGCCAGAGAGCGTTGACCGTTGTTCTCCCACCATTGACCACTCTTAGCATGACGCATACGGTCATCAGAGAGGTTAGACAAGCTGATCATAGCAGAGCGACGGACACCACCAACAACTACAACCTCACCGATCTTACACATCAGGTCGTGGCATTCAATAGAGGAAAGCTTACGTCCCTTAGCTGCAACAAAGGTGTTGATAGTAAAGTTGAACAGTTCGATCAGAGGGGCAGGACCTGATGCACGACCACCAAAGGTCTTGAGTTTAGCACCAGCAGGACGAACCTTAGAGGTATCCCAGCTAGGGATTTCACCAGCATAGAGCAAGCTGATAAGCTGACGCAAAGCCTTAGCCCAACCCTCTTTGCTATCCTTGACGCCAATGACAGTATCGCTCTTGAACATCTGCTCAGGAACATCAGGGAGCTTGCTGATGTATTGGCGCTCAACAGAGAACCCTACACCTGTACCACAGAGCAAGATGAACATAGCCTCGTCAAAGGACTTAGGGTCGTCTACAGGCATGTAGGAACAGTTGTAGCCTGCTGTGTTGTCACGCTCAAGGGCAGGCCCAGCGGTCATCATGGTACGCATAGAGGGCATGACTTCAAGATTGAGGATAGCCTGTTCAATCTCGTAAGCAGTACCCTGAAGGTCGCCATTAGGTCCGCCATTAATAGCAATGAGTTTAGGCTTTACCACATTCTCAATGTAACGGCTAACAGTCTCACCCCAAGTCTCACGACGATTCTCTGTGTCGATCCAACGGGCATAGCGTGATGTTGCAATAAAGGCTTGGTAGTCAGTAGGAAGATAGTTGCTCATTTATTCTTTCTCTTATTCAACAATGATGGCTAGACGGTGTGCTTGTACCACAAGACGGTTTGGTGTCAAGTCACATTTACAGGTTAGTGGTGTTTGCTTAGACCATTCGACAAGAACTACAGGAACACTCTTATCCCTGATCTTATCCAGTCTTTCTATGAGTTCTTCAACGGTCATCGCCAGAACCCTTAAGAACCCCACGAGCAGCACGATCCTTGAGCTTTGCAGTAACCATAGTGGCAATCTCACTTAGGTCATACCCAAGCTCTTCTGCACACATAGCCAGATACCACAAACAATCACCTAGCTCTTTGGCAGCAGCCTTGTCGTCAATCTTGCTGTCTCGGATCATTTTCTTGATATGACCACCAAACTCTCCACACTCGTTCATTAGTCCTAGTGTGACATACAGTAGTCCAGTGTCCTTTGGGTAGATGGCAGTCTTCTTGCACTCATCTTGGAAGGTATCAAACTCTGACTTGAGTTCCCACTTAGGCATCAGTAATCATCCTTGTATCTCTCCAAGTACACATAGCCTAGTGTGTCTAGCACATCAAGGACTTTCCACAGGGTTAGGTTGTTTTCTTTCAGGATATTGACGAAGCCGTGTTCTTCAATGATCTTTAGGATTTCTTCTTTAGTCATTTTCTAGGGTACAATCTTGTGTAAGCTACGTGAGAGGCATCGAATAGGAACCAAGCGAAGTCATCTGTACTGGACTGCTTACTATCTTCAATCCACTTGACACGACCAATAGGAACAACCTTCTTACAGATATCCATGTAAGGTGCCATCCTCTTGTTGCAAGCATAACCAAAGGGCAACAACAACCAAGTAGGCTTTAGTGTAGGGAACAACTCTAGCATCTGCTGTAGTGTTTCCCACTCAAAGGGTGGATTAGTAATCAGCAAGTCAATCTCAAAGAGGTCTTCAGAAACTAGGGTCAAGGCATCTTTCTTGACGATACCATCTGCTTGTGGCTCAATGTCATACTGTTGTCTAGGCCACAAGGCATTACAGGTCAAGCTCTCAATGTGCTTAGATAGACGACCATCACCAGCACAAGGCTCACAGAAGGTGCCGTACTCTGGCAGATGAGCGATAAGTGGTTCCACAGCCCTCTCTGGTGTGGCATACCAATCCCGCGCCCGTCTTGGCTTCTCTTGGATGTTGTTGCTTTTGACCTTGGCTCTCTTAGCCATTTCCATACTCTTTTTGTAAAGCTTTAAGGCTAATCCATTGCATGTCGTAATCACCGTTTTCAATATAGCGTTTAATGATGACACCTTTGCTCCACTCCGAGTTTGCTTGTCCTGCCCACTTTTCTTCTGCACCTTTGAAACATCCTGCAACAAGACCATGTAACGGCTTAGGTCGAGCATCAGCTTTCCTGTAATAGTGAAACTTATGACTGTGACCAACAGTGCAACTATAGGCCAGCTTTTCAACAAGGCTATAGCCATGATGCTTAGTAGACATTGCTGAACCAAAGTTACCACTAGATACGTAATGACCGTAGAGCACACCATCGTAGTCAACAAGGGCTGGTCCAGAGTTTTTGTAGGCGTGGTACTCATCGAACCAGTGGTCTGTTTGAAGATGGGAAAATGAGATTCCAAACTTGTCCCCTTCTAATCGTGGGTCATGCCCGATAGCTTTCCTGATACGATTTTCGTGGTTCCCTTCAAAGCCGATACGCCAAGGTCGCTTCTTCTTAGATAGCTTGTACCGGCCCCAAATACGGTCCATAGCCTCGTTGTAAGCTTCTACGTCACGCTGGTAGGACTGTGCCACAATAGCCTGTGGGTAGCGCGTATCGTAAGTGTTGAGGCTCTGCATGTCAGCCCCATCACCTAGATCAACAACATAATCAGGTTTGATATCTTCGATCAAGTCACCAAGCCAAGTGAACCTTTCGTTACTTACATCACCATGAGCATGAGCACAAGTCCATACGATTGCTGTCTTGGTCAAAGCTCTTCATCCCATACTAGAGAAACGACCTGATCAACAAAGTGTTCGACCATAATCATTGCTTCATCAAAGTCTTCAAACACAAGTTCTTCCTCACTGAGGACCCCACGATCATCCTGCATAGTGACATACAAGACATAGCCCTCATTGTAGAGAAGACCGAACCCATCATCGTCCATGTCCCAGTCAGGAACTTCACTAGAGTGAACTGGACCACGAAGCACATTCACTACTTTAGCCATAGATGTCTTCCTCACTCTCTTCGTCGTCTATAAAAGCGTAATGATAGCCTTCCCAGTTATCGACCCCGGCTGCTTCAAGGCGCATCAAAAACTGGCTATCTTTAAGAAGCTCTTCGTACTCTTTCTTCGGGATAGTGACTACTTCAGCCATTTCTGTGGAATCTCCTTGTCAGCATAAATGAAGCCATGTTGGTCACACCAGTCACCATAACTGGTCTTAGACCCTTTGTTTATCTTAGCCTTAGAGTTAGAGAACACAAACCTAATGTCTAGCTTAGGGTATTGCTTCTTGATAAGCAAGTGTTTCTTCCTGTCTGCACTCACGAACCTTCCCTTAGTCTCAACTATCAGACCATTAGGAAAAGTAAAGTCTGGTGTGTAGCTCCTGACTTCATCCACTTGATACTTGATCTTTGTGGTTTCATATCCGAACTCAACACCAGACTCTTGTAGTTGTGTTGCAACCTTGACTTCTAGGCCAGAACGATAACCTAGTCGATGGGCGGCATCCATACTTGATTTTCTTGTCGCCTTAGCCACAACAACCTCGCATTCATAATTACTCGTTCAACATCGTTCTCGTAGGCTTCAACACACACTTTGAACATTTCTACGTCAGTTTGGCACTCTGAGAGCATCTTCTGTGCTGTCTTAGGACCAACCTTGTAGATACCAATAATATTGTCTACAGCATCACCAGTTAGAACTTGTTCATAGAAGTTGAATGTTGCAGCTTCCTCAGTTATCTTTTCCCAGCTTTGCCTTCGTGGATTATAGATAGTGCTGGGGATAGTCCTAAAGTCTTTATCGACAGATACAATAACGCAATCAGGATATAAACGGGTTGCTTCAATAGCGATATCATCATCAGCTTCTTGCCCTTCGCTGACTGTGGCTCCGTAGGTATCAATCAAGTATTGCCTAGCAAAGCCTAAAAGTAAGGGTTTCTCTCGACCTACTCTGTTCATCTTATAAGTATCAGAGACTTCATTTCGATAGTTACCCTTCCCCGTCAGGAAGATTTGATAATCCTCTTTTGTAGCGTAGGGGTTGGTGGCCTGTAAGATTTCCTCAATGATCTTATCAAGTTTATCACAGATACCACCAACGGTCTGCCCATCCTGACTAAACGCTGCTTGATATGTCAGCGGATCGCCATCAATGAGGAGTTTCACTTATCACGCATCTCCATAGCGAACTGTTTATAGTCCTCTGGAACCATGAAGTAAGAGAGCACACCATAGAAAGCTGCTAGTGTAGCTGCCTTGTTGTCAGGGGTCTCATAGGGATCGTTTTTAGGGTCACTGAGGTAGTAGATGCCCTCTTTCAGTTCGTTAACAACGATACCGTCAACAGCCTCATAGGTCTTGTTGTAATAGCCCATGTCTTCTTCTAGGATAGTCTTAATCAGATCGAGTTTGTTCTCAGCCCGCATTGTTGTCTACCTTAAATATGGTTGGGAAAGCTGGTTCTAGTACCTTACGAATTTCACGAGCAAGCAAGACATGTTCCCATTGGGTAACACCGGGATCATCACGTACATCAAGATAATGCAACCAACTACGAACTGTACCGTTAACATAAAGCTTACTCATGGTAAGCCCTTCAGGAAGGATTACACGAGCACACTCTTTAGCAACACTCTCTGCCCTCATATAAGCGTATGCTTCTTCGATGTGGCTTACAAAATTCATGGCACCAGCTTCAAAGTATTGCTTAATGCCAACATCAAGGTCATCAACACTATTCTGACGGTTCTTATCATCTTGCCTACGGAACTCTCGGCTCGTAAACTCAATCTCATCAGAGTATCGCTGACTGAACTCTTGGAAACAGAAGCTACGATGACGCAGAAGCTGACGGGTGATATCCCTTGGTGCCTCTACCTCAACAATAGCGTTAGCCATCTCAAAGACTGACCAATGTTTGTTACGGATACAGTAGTCAAGAAGCTTGGAGTAGTCAGGGTTATCTTGGTTGTTGGGGTTGGAGACCCTCGCGCAGTACGCGATGAGAGCCTCCGAATTAGCTGCTGGTGTACCAATAACAGGTTGTGTCAAGGCTACCAGCTTTGCGCTAATCTTCATTGAGTGCTGACCTCCTGACCATCATCTTTGATTACAACAACACTACGAACATAACTGTAGCCAGAGGCATGAAGGAAGGTCAGGAACAACTCAACTACGTCACCAAGGTACTCAAGGTCTCCTTGACTGACAGAGACGCTTCGTCCACTAACATTGGGAACATCATCATAACCATGAAAGTTGTAGTTCATCTTATTCCCACCCACCAGTGCTATTACCACCAACGTACTCAACAATGTTAGTCAAGCCAACACCCATGAGTTCAACCTTAGTGAACGTCTTACCTTTAGCTTTACCGTGAACACCAACACCAGAAGCAACAGCAAGCTTAACCTTAGCCTTAGAGCCATTACCGATCAGGCCGTCTTCAATGGTCCAAGGGGTAGAGTACTGATCAAGACGACCCTTCTGCTCTGCTGCTTCCCAAGCGGCTTTGGCAATGTTGAGGTCAAACACTTGGGGCGGTCCAAGGGTCAGGCGCTCATCAGTTGGTTGGTTGTTCTCATCCATGACCATGAAGCGAGGGTGGACATGGGGACGACGAACAGTAAACTTATAGAGCGTCTTACCATCGCGCTCAAAGGGCTTGAACTGGGCAAAGGCACCTTGCTTCTGAGGGCACCCAGCTTCGATAGCTTTATTCATTCCGTCTTCGTCAAGGATCAGAGTTACCTTGTACACACCATCCGTATCGGAGTGGTCTACTTGTGCGTTCCCCATATCACGGTTCTCAAGGAAGACCTGAGCGTACTCAAGTTCAGCATCAAGGGTGACGTACTTCGTTTTATTAGCCATATTTTCCTCAATCGGTTGTCGGGCTTTGGTTAACTTAGATAGGTGATCAGAGTGATTCTGTCAACCTTTTCATACACTTTTATTTCAGTTTTGACCACAAATTGTAGTCTTTGTTGTAGAAGAAGTGAGTGTAGAACTCAAGGTAGTCTTCATAGGTCATGTCCATTAGTACACCATTGCTGATTGTTCACCCTTAAACGGGAAGTTAAGTCTCGCGAAATCCCCAAACCTAGTTCTAGCCTCTTTATCGTAAGACAGCGCAGCTAAGGCTGGACAGTTGAAGACACCAAGGTGTTTCGTTTTACCATTACCGATGCCGATATAAGCCCGCCACTTATTTACGCCGGGAGAGGGACAAACTCCCTTGAAGGGGCAGCTTTTCTTCTTCCGAGAAGCGGCATTCATTTGGTTCGAAGATTGATCCGCTTGTCTTAGGTTAGACAGTTTGTTGTTTTGTTTATCTCCGTCTATGTGGTCAACGATGAAGTTGGGCCATACTCCATACGACAAGAACCAAATAATTCTGTGAACTCTTGTGTTCCTTGCGACAACCTTACCGTAAGCTTTTCTCAAATCCACATCAAGATATCCTTGACTGTTTACGGACCCACAAGGCTTAAACAAGGTTTGACCAGTGCGCCTATACAACTCCCCGGTTTCTTTATCATAGTGAAAGTTGTGGAGTACGAAGTCGTCAACTTCTTTAGGGACAGGTTTAATGTGTTTCGGCATAGCTCCTCCCAAATTGCACATCTATGTACAACAAGACATTTAGTTTCAGTTTATCATTGGCTTTGCTGATAGCGTCTTTCAAGAGAGCTTCATATTTAGCTTCCTCTCCTTTTGGCAAATAGAAACCAATCTCATCGTGCATCTCTAGTCTTTTCACAACACCCTGCTTACGAACAAAGTACAACCAAGTGTCGAAAGCATAGACACCTGTACTCTGGTTCACTGTAGAGAACGCATCCTTCTCTGAGCGAAGGTTATGCCAGAAGCCAGACACAGGGTTCTTGACCCACATGTAAGGCCCAACAGTCTTCATCTCAAAGCGTTCCACAGCCTTCCTAACTGAGAAGTTACGCTTCCAGTAATCCTCAATCAGCTTGGCCGCTTCCTTGGTACTGATATCCAAAGTCCTAGCCAGCTTGGCCTTACCCACTCCGTAGACGCAGCTGTAGTTTGCAGCCTTGTATTGGCTACGGATAGCCTTGAGGTTAATCTTGCCTTCCTTGTGTTGCTCAACCTGTTCTCGGGTTACAGCACCAGCAAACGCTGCAAGGTCAAGGTGTGGGTCAAACCCCGGCTGACACATCTCCTCTACATACTCAGGGTCAAACGGGACCATATAGTGACGCTTGGTTGTATCCTCTAGAGAGACCATATCCGCCCCACAGAGCACCATACCTTCAGGTGCAGTAATACACCCACGGATTTCCTTACCCCAAGGCTTATCGACCTTTGGAAGGTTCACAATGGGCTTCCTGTGCTGTAGCCTGAAGGTGTTGGTTAGACCACCAAAACTAGCTACAACCTTACCGTCAGTCTGGTTGTCCAAGAAGGACTTGAAGACCCCTCTACGATGCTGGATGATACCCATATCAACGAGTAATTGTACCGCTGGGGTATCCTCTGCAAGGTCTTCTACACTGGTACAGAGTTCCTCTCCGTTCTTGATCTGAGGGATAGCTCTCTCTGTACCGTCATCCTCTTTAACATACTTAAAGGTCTTAGGCTTCCAACCAAGAGAGAACAACCAGTCCTTGACTTGCTCGTGACTATTAGGGTTGCCGTCTTGATAACCAAGAAGCACATTGACTGGACCCACAACACTGTCAGGAAGCTTGAGTTCCTTGAGTGTATTGAGCCAAGCTTCACCGTAGATAGACAGACTACCATCTTTCTTGTAGATAATCTGAGGCTTGTTGACTTGCTTATAGATAGGCTTCTTGGGCATAACCTTAGATAGTTCAGCTATCTTGGTTTGTTGCATCTCAGAGAGAGTGTCGAAGTGCTTTTGTACAGAGGCCATGTCGAGTGTGACAGGGTTAGCCTCTTGCTCACGACCACAATCAGCCTTGAAGCTCAGGTACTGGTTGAGACGAAGCATCTCATCCTCTGTGCCATACAAAGACTTAAGTTTACGCTCAAGCTCTTTCCACAAGCGATAGTTAATCTTAACATCTTCTGTTACACGATGAGCGTATTGCTCAGGTGTAAGATTGTTCCAGTCAGTGATCTTGGGCTTGGGCACACCATACTGAATACCGTATTGCTCAAGGCCATGACGGTCCTTGTCGAAGTTAAGATACCACGACAACAGCAGTGTATCCACGAACCTAGTATAGTCCAGTTCAAGGCCAAGGATACGGTTGATTAGAGGTAGGTCATGCCTGATAGCATTGTGAGCCACAAACATACAGTCTTGTTGTGACAGCACATCACGCATAACCTGATAGTCGTGAGTAACTTCTACAGTCTTGCCATCTTCGGACCAAGCGAAGACATGCAGTTTTGTTGCCTCGTAAGCAAGGCCATCACTCTCGGTGTCGAAGACGATGTATTTCATCTATTGTGAACCCTCTTTATCTTGTTTCCCCTCTTGGTAGCCTGCTTCATAAGCATACTTCAACCAGTTTACTAGAACTACCCAATCATGTTTATCATAATGGGCAAAGGTAGCGTATAGCCGTTCTTTTCGCATACCAAACCCTTCCATCTCATCTAGCCACTCATTGAACGTCATTTTACTTCATGCTCCGTCCAATCAGCCCATCCCGCAAGGAACATTGCTGCTTTCATAACATCATCCAAGTTCTTGTAAACCCCTACAACAAAAGTCTGAGTGCCGCCATCTGGACCACGCTCCTTTACATCTTCTGTAAGAACATATACTTTAGTCTTCATTAGCAAACCTGTTGAATGTTGAGAAGCTTACACCACCACAGAAAGCCCAGCGCATATCTTTGATATCAAGGCCATGCTTGTAGCAAAAGTCTTTACGGGTTAAACCCGAAATCAATTCCCCTTCAAGCCACAAGTCAAACAGTTCATCAGGTGTCTTTACCATGTGTCTACTTTCTCACTAAGAGTGAATGTCTCAGGGTCAAACAGGAGTTCTCCCGCAGCACCCTCTAGGCCAGTTGGTCTGTTCTTCTTGATTACCAGCTTTGTGGTATTCCTGTCAAGAAGGTTCTCACTATCTTTGTCACGTTGGATATCGATAATGACAGAGGCTCGTTGCCCAATCATACGACAGTACTTGACCTCTCCCATCTCGTTAGTGTGAGCGATAGTAATGATACCCACATTGAGGTCAGCAGCCAGCTTAGAGAGACGTACAGCAAGTTCAGCAAGGGCAGCTTCTTTGCTCTCATCTGACCCTACAGTTACGATATCTTGGATGGGTTCCATCATAATGAACTCACAGCCATAGACCTGAGTAAGCACCCTGATCTGGTCAATCAGTTCCTCTGCACCATCCTCTTCCCGTAGATGAAACTGCATGTATCCAGTGTTCTGACTAATTCCCTTGATAGCCATCTCGACATCACCCATGCGACCCTTCTGTTCGATCAGGTCCTTACGGGTAAGGTTGTCCTTGAGGTAGTAGGATACCACACCAAGAAGGCTACGAAGCTTAGTCTCTTCTAGGTGCCATGTAGCAAACTTGACCTTGGGGTAGTTGTTAACGAAGTTGCTCTCAAGGTAACGCATAAGCTCAGACTTACCGATACCTGTAGGACCCTTGATCACAGTGAAGTGACCACGCATAAGCCCAAGGATTTTCTCATCAAGGGCTGCAATACCTGTTGGGATATAGCTGTGCTCAGGGGTATCATGGAGAAGCTCTAGGAACCGTTCTTCTGTAGAGTAGATGTTGTCAGGTGTAAAGAGCTTGGCGTTGTACCAGCAATGCTTGTAGAGTTGGGCCTTACCAGCCTGTAGGAACTCATTGGCATCCTTGAACTTGTCATGTGGCACATGGTACACACGACTAGGGAACAGGTTCATCAGAGCCAAAGCAAACTTGTCAGCTTTGTTGTCAGAGTCTAGGCTAAGGTAAATCTTATCGAAGGACCCAAGCCAATCCCTACAGTTCTCTAGGAGCTTCTTGCTTGGGGTAGCACTAGGTAGACTTACAACAGGATACTGACTACCCATCATCTGAAAGGCCGAGAGGGCATCAAGCTCACCCTCACAGATAGTCACAGCCATTGCAGAGCCAGCAGGGAACTTGTCCATACCGAAGAGCATGTCCCCCTTGAACCCTGAGTTAGTGTGGAAGTCTTTAGGGAACACACGGGTCTTGGTAGAACCATTGGGATAGATATAGTCTTGATGGGTTGGTTCACCATCTTTGCTGTAGGTGCTTACATTGTAGAACTCCATAGTCCCTTTCAGGATACCACGAAGGGGAAGATAATCTCCGTCCCCGTGTGCTACAACTTTAAGTTTTGATGCACATGAACTATCCATATAGTCTCCTTCATCTTCTATAATTATCGGTCCTTGACGCAAGTCTGATGCTTGATTTCCCTTCAGGGGATACCGTTCAGCAACCCAATCAAAGACGTGCATTTTCTTGGAAGGGTAGGAGCTACCACAAGAGTAGCAGAAGCCTACGTGCTTTTCGGTAGACCAACTGAAGGCATCTGATGATCCACAAGCTTCATGGGGGCAGGGTTGATGGGATAACTCTGTCAAGATTTCTCCTTCTTCTTAGCACGAGTTGCCCGTGTCTTCTCCATAGCTGCCTGTCTGGCAAGAAACTTCTGTTCGTTCTTAGCTACAGCCTCTTCAGCAAAGTCCTTTGCAGACTTACGTACTTCATCAGCCGTTGTCCCTGTGAAGAAGATTGGATACTCCTTGAAGGGTTCAAACTTAGAGATGAAGGCGGGACCGTCCCCTTCTATACGTTGGAAGATTGTAATCGGTATGTCCCTCATAGGATGCTTAGTCATCATGGTTGGTTCTTTCCGGTGTTAAGGGCGTCGCGGGCGGAAAAAACTGCTGCGGTAAGTGATGGTGGCTCGGCTTGGGCAAGCTCAGCGTAATCGTACTCAATCAGCAGGCACTCCAGAGCAGCCCGCAGCCGCGCGTTGTCTGCCGTCAGGGCTTCGATGCGGACGGCAGCTTGGTCATAAAGTGCCGACTGACAAAAACAATCTTCAACGCTCAAGTGGTCAATAGCACGCAGCCGCTTCTCCAGATCATCAGACATCAAGATTTCCCATCTTCAAGATAGCATCCAAAGC